CGCGCGTGACGGCGTTCGGCTGGATGGGCAAACGCATCTTCATGTCCCAGGGCGGACGGGCTGGTCAGGAGTTTCATCAGCTGCACGAGTCCACCGATCAACGTGACTGGAACTTCCGTTGCCCCAAATGCGACACGCTCCAGCCCTGGGTCTGGGAACAGGTCAGGTTCCCGGACGAGGCAAAGCAGACCGGCACATGGGATTTGCAAAAGGTCAGCACCGGCACGACTTATGAATGCGCCGGCTGTCAGGAGCGACTACCCGACAATAACGCCACGCGCCTCGAGGCCAACCGACGCGGCGCCTTCGTGGCTACGGCCTCGGCCGCTAACTCCGGGCATATCGGCCTACATTGGAACAGCCTTGCGACGATGAGCTGGGGCGAGCTGGCCGTGATGATGATCAAGGCGAAGGAGGCCGCGGACATCTACGGAGACGAGGACGGTCGTCGCCAATTCAAGCAGAAGCGTCTGGCTCTCAGCTGGGCCGAAGAGGGCGGGGAGATCGTGAACATCGCTCAGGCCGCGAACTATAACATGACCGACGACTGGGACGGGGAGTCAGTGATCACGCCGAAGGGCAGGGTCGTCGACCGCGAGGGAGCGCCCGAGGGCTCCTTCCCTTTCCGCACGGCCGGCATCGACGTGCAGCGAGGTTTCTTTTATTGTGCCATCCGCAGGTGGAGTCGCACCGGGCATAGCCGCCTGAAGGCCTTCGCGAAGATTGACACATGGAACGACCTCGAGGCCTTCGTCAAAAAGCACGGCGTGCATCAGGCCATGGTCATGGTCGACTCCGGCGACCAGGCTACGGACGTATATCGGCAGACCGCGGCCCGTGGCTGGAAGTGTGCGAAGGGCTCAGGCAACGAAGACTTCTCGGTCACGACTAAGGACGGTAAGACCACCCGCCGCTTCTACTCCGACAAACAGGCCATCATGGTGCCCGGTCTTCAGGCGCGGGCCGTCCTGATCGTCTGGTCGAACCTCGCCGGCAAAGACCTCCTGCACGGTCTACGCTCTCGGAAAGTATTCACCTATTCGCTCGACGCTGGCCAGGACTACGTCGACCAGATGAATGCCGAAGTCCGCGTGAAGGACAGGCGCACGGGGAAACCTCAGTGGCTCCTGCCTCAGGGCAAGAAGGACAATCACGCTTTCGACTGCGAGCTGCTCGGCCTCCTGGCGGCCGTCCGTTGGGGCATCGTCGGGAAGGAAACAACCGAAACCGACTTGCCTTCCGCGTGAACCTGGGGAGACTTCATGTAAGCGGCGGCGCCGATAGTTGCGGGAAGAAGAGCTCGTGGCGTGGATATGGGCGTCGCCGCCCCCTCCGTTGCCAATTACCGCAAGATTAAATGGCACAAGGTATCTTCATCGGCCTGACGGAATGCGAGCTTCTCGACCTCAAGGCGAAGGCCCTTCAGCTCATCATGGACGGCAAGACCCTGATGTCCTACTCCGACTCCGGCTCTTCGGCGACGAAGCAGTTCGCCCTGCCTCCGAAGGAGATGCTTAACGAAGCGATGTTCGCCCTGAGCCGCCTCGACCCTGGCAAGTATGGTCGACGCTCGACGATGGTTTACACCCGATGGGATAACCGATACGAATAATCTATGGCCCCCCGCAAGAAAGACCCGAAGCCCGCCAAGTCTTCCGCGAGGAAGAAGCCGACGACCGCGCCTCAGGCCGCGTCGAGCGGGGCCACGTTCAACAATCAATACAGCGGAAACCAGTGGGGCAGCACCGTCCAGACCTATGCCCGCCGCGTCATCTACGCTCCGCAGCCGGACGACATGCGCCGCGACCTCTCGCCCTGGGATCGCAATGAGATGGTCAAGAAGTGCCGATGGGCCGAACGCGAGTCCCCGCTCTTCCGTCAGATCCTGAACGACGTTTGCATCTACGTCGTCGGCGACGGCATCCGTCCGCAGTCCCATGCCGCCGACCCCGAGGTCGCCCGACTGCACGAGGAGTACTTCGCCCGCGAGTCCAAGCGCATCGACGTCTCCGGCAAATCCTTTTACCAGTGCCAGGGCGTGCTGATGCGTGCGGCCTTCCGCGACGGCGATGCCTTCGTGCTTAAGGTCGTCAACGGCGACCGTGCCCAGATCCAGACCGTCGAGGCCCACCGCGTGGGAGACCCTGCCGACGGCGACACCCCTGCGGATTGCTGGGACGGCATCGGCTTCGGCAAGTATAACGAACCCAACTGCTATTACGTCTACCAAGCCGACGGCTCCTCCCGCAAGGTCGAGGCTCAGTCCGTCATGCACGTCATGGACATCGAGACGGCCTCGGGCTCCCGCGGCGTCCCCGTGCTCCAGTCTAGCCTGAACGCCATCCAGGACGTGAAGGAAATCCTCGAGCTCGAGCGTCGGGCCGTGAAGGACAACGGCGACGTGACCCGCGTAATCAAGAAAGGCTCAGGCTTCCTCGACGATGACGCGGCTTCCGAGATCTCCTCGAACCATAACAACGCCGAAATCATCGCAAGCCAGATGGGCGGCAAAGCCATCGTGCTCGAATCCTCCGACTCTTTCGAGTCCTTCGAGAGCAAGCGCCCGAACTCGACTTTCGTCGGCTTCCTATCCGCTCTGGAGAAAGACATTTGCTCCGTTCTCCCTTACGAGTTCGTCAAGGACGTCACCGCCGCCGGCGGAGCTGGAGTCCGACTCGTGACGGCCAAGGCAGCCCGCGTCTTCGGCAAGTATCAGAACATGATCATCGAATCATTCTGCCAGCCGACTTGGGAGTATATCATCGCCGACGGCATCGCCCGGGGAGAAATCCCTGACGACCCCCGCTGGTTTGACGCCTCCTGGACTACCCCTAAGTCCGTCACCGTTGACGCTGGCCGCGAGGCAGCGAATGACCGGGCCGACATCGAGATGGGTCTCATGTCCATGTCTGAGCTCTACGGCCAGCGCGGCCTCGACTTCCGCTCCGAGATGGAGAAGCGAGCCGCCGACATGGCGCATATTCAGAACCTTGCGAAGCAGTACGGCATCCCGTTCGAGCTGCTCTTCCGCCCGACGAACACCCCGCTCGGCACGGTCGCCCAAGTCGACCAGGCTGAACCGCTCCCCGGAACCAACCTTAACGAAAAGAAATGACCCGCTTCCTATCCCATGCTCTTAAGGGCCGTGAGCCGATGCTCATCGACCCGTCCAAGGCCCAAGACTTCGCGGTCATGGCCGAGAAGTTCGGCTTCTCCGACATGCTCGCGCAGATCTTCGGCGTGGCCCCTGCGCCGTATATCCAGAACGGCGTGGGCATCATCCCTATCGTCGGCCTGATCTCCAAGGGCGTCAGCCCTCTCGAGCGCATGATGGGCGTCACCGACGTGAATGAAATCTCTGCCACGCTCGACGCGATGGCGGCCGACCCTGCGGTCGAGAAGATTGCCTTCAATATCTCTTCCCCTGGCGGCACGGTCACCGGCGTCGAAGAGCTCGCCAACAAGATCCGCGACGTGGGCAAGCCGACTATGGCTTACACTGACAGCGAGATGGCCTCGGCCGCTTACTGGCTAGGAAGTCAGGCAGATCGGGTCGTCGCCTCTAGCTCATCGACCGTGGGTTCCGTGGGCGTGTACATGGCCATCCCTGACATGTCCAAGCTCTACGAGTCCCAGGGCGTGCGCATGGTCGTCATCAAGTCCTCTGGCTCTCCCCTCAAGGGCGCCGGCATCGAGGGCACGTCCCTCTCCGACGAGCAGCTCGCCGACCTTCAGGCCTCGGTCGACGGCATCCATGAAGACTTCAAGGCCGCCATCCGCGGCAAGCGGGCCATGGTCGCCGACTCCGCCCTACGCGGTCAGGTCTTCTCCGGCAAGCAAGCCGCCGCCCAGGGCCTAGTCACCGGCCTTGCGGACTCCTTCTCCAAAGCCCTCGCATCCTTCTAATCTTATGCCCCGCATCTTCACCGACATCGACGACACGATCCTGAAAGACGGCCAGCCCGTCGAGCGCGTCATCGACTACATCGACGAGACCGCCGAAGAGGTGGTCATCCTGACCAACCGCCCGGAGTCCGACCGCGAGAAGACCGTGGCCGACCTCGCCGCCACTGGCCTCGAGTATCAGGAGCTCATCATGAATGACGGCTCCGAAGAGGCGCCGGTGTTTAAGGCCCGCGTCATCAAGGAACGCCTGGACAAGGGTGAGCGCGTCGACCTGTTCATCGACAACCGCGCCGACAGCCGCGAGGCCGTGGCCGCCCTGGGCGTCGAAGTCATGGCCCCCGAGGATGTGCCTGAAGTCGTCGAAGAGTCCGAAGAAGAAGTCGAAGACGAGGTCGAAGAGGCCGTCGTCCCCTCGGCCAAGGTTGCCAATTTCCGCAGGACTAGCATGACCATCGAAGAGCAACTCGTCCAGGCCGCCGCCTCGCTTGCGGGCCTTACCGCTGAACGCGACGACCTCCGCACCACTGTCGAGAAGATGACCGTCGGCACCTCT